AACACTTCATCAAACTTCTTTGCCTCACAGCTTTTATTGATAGAAAACTCTGTAAGCTCGTGATTGATATTGCTAACACTCATCAATGAGATACTCATTAGATATCGCCTTCTCGTTCTCTACGAGCTTTTCTTTCTTTGGCCAATGTGAAAACTTTTTCATTATCATTGGCCCAGTCGATTTCCTTAGGGAGAATGATCCCAAACTCAGTTGTTACACCGTTGATAGTGTGGGGCTCATTCTCATCATAGGTCCAACCCAAGTGCTTCATCATACGATGTTTGACACACAGGTTAGGGCTACGGAAAACTTCAGTGTCATCAAAGCCCATCATAACACCAACTTCACAAACTGCACCACTACGACAAACACCTGCGTGGCAATGAACGATAACGTTCATATGGTTAGCCAATGCGTGTTGCAACAGTTGAGCCAACTCAGCAGCCTGTTTGTGACTGCATCGCATTGACTCATCCAAGCATTTGTCATTTTCTTCAATGTCCAAAAATTTAAATTGATGGACTTCCTTAAAGGTATACAAGGGGGCGGGATATTCCATATCTGGATCGCATATCTGGATCAACATAGAGTTCTCACCTGGGTTAATATGTAACCCTCGTTTAATGTCGCTCAGTGCAACATTTTGTATCCACGGCATTACTGCAAATCCCAAATCTTTCCACCAGCATCACGGTAATAGTCGTCGTTAGCATCCACGGCGGTTTCTTCTTTGTCCACTGGATCAATTACATACCATTGTGCACTACCCGACTTTTGATAAGAATTAATAACACCAACTGTGGCAACCAACGGAGCAGGTTGCTCAGTAGTTGTGGTAGTAGTTGTAACGGTAGTATGCGTTACTTCTTCATCGTCAAAATCATTATACATCACAGGCTCACTCCTTCGAATAACGGCCACAATAATAGCCACAAAAAACAATAAGAAAAACAAAACAATAAGAAAACTCATTTATAGAACTCCAATAATAAAAATAAACAGCAAAACACAACCAATACCAAGGAAAATCATAAGCACGATTTCGCCAACACTAGGACCAGGTTTTTCAACATAGACAACTTGTTGAGCGGGTTGTGAACTTTGATACTGCAAAGCATCTGCAGGAGCAGCCTGTGCTACCATAGCACCATTTTGCATAGGAACAAATTGTCCATTTTGGTATGTGCCAACTTGATAACCTTGCTGGTTAACTACTCGACCATCTGGGTAAAGCAATGCATTACCATTATAACCACCACCTGAATAAACAACAGTGTTATGAGGATGCATCATATTACCAATAATCAAACCAGTCAATAGTCCGTTACTGTAGCCAAACCCCATACCCATACCGCCGTACATCATAGGTGCACCTGCATAACCACCGCCAGTAGTCCTACGTGTCATTGTGGTAGTTGATGTAGTTGTAGTAGTCTGCCTTGGAGCAGCGGCAGGGGGCGCACTAAAACTGCCTTTATTGGCAGTAGGTGGCGCAACTGGCCGGGGCGCGGCTGAAGGAGCACTGAAACTACCTTTAGATCCGCCTGAACTAACTGAACTATGTCCACCGCCTGAACTAGCGTGGCCACCTCCTCCACCTCCTCCACCTGGCTTGGCATCGACTGCACAGGCAAAAGCCAAACTAATTGCCAATACTGCAAGAAACTTTTTCATAAAAACCTCATTAAGTTAAGATAAACTAATTATACAGTAATCTTGAACAAATGTCAAGACTTCATATTCATTTTAAGCAAGTAAAGAGTTACTTCAGGACCTTCTACAATGACCACATCTTGTGGATATTTGTTGGCACCAGTATACCATTTACTGTGAGCACCAACTTCCCAAACTTTAACCATTTTGTTATTAAGTTTTTTAATGGTACCAAACTCCAAATTATTGTGGTAAGGATAGCAAACAGCATCACCAACCTTGATAATACGGCCCAATTTGTCCTTATGTTCAATTGGTGCTTTTACAGTTTTAGCAGTGCTCATACAGCAGTTTCCCTTGAGTCAGTTTCAAACTTTACTTCTACAATATGATATTTTGAATATGGATATTGTACCACCAACCATTCCAACAAGCCTGGTTCGTAGGGAAGATTTACTGATTCATCATAATTGGTAATATACCGAATCATGATGCATACCAAATTTCTTTGAAGCCTTCATCTAATTCAGGTTCGTCCCAACCTGCAATCATTGATTGCATAACGTGCTTGGGGATATTCTTACCCGGGCGGCTTGCCAAACGACGATTCAATTCTTCTTCATCAGGTGTTTTAAACACCACTGCAATATGTTCATAGTCAGGCAACATATTAAACTTGCGAGTACGACTAGCAATGCTAGTGCTAGTTTGGTCCCAGATGATATCCTTGCCTGCTTCACGGGCCTTGACAACATCGTCTGCCATCAACTTTACAGCAATGGGCATAAAGTCTTTGAACACTTCGTTATAGGTCTTACCTTCAAGTTCAGCTTGTCGTTCCACGTGATGGTCAGTAGAAATGTATGCACAATCTTTAGCCCATTCTTGATTAGCAACCCAAGTGCTTTTACCTGCACCTGGCACACCAATCAATTGATAACACTTAGGCATTTTCTAAATCCTTAATTTGTTTCATTCTTCAACTCCAAAATGTTCTTTAATTCTACGGTTAATCTCTGTTAATACTTCTTCAGTAACATCTTTAACCTCGCCTGTTAGAACACAATGTTCGTGTTCCCAAGTGCAGATTGTTTTACTTTTTCCATCTTGCTCAACCACAACCGATAGTTTCATTACTGTACTCCAAAATGTTGTTTCACTGCTTCTGCGAATCGTTCACTGGGTTTGTAGTTAAGATTGGCAGGATCACGCTGAGATAAACATACACGGGCACATTCCCTGACAATCAACTCGGCGAACTTTGCCAACTTATCTTTTTCTGTTACAACACCCGGACCATTTTGACCTTCAACTAAATTATTAGGCGGGTTGAATCCAGCCTGTAGAGCAAGTTGTCGAATTCGTTCGTTCATAGTTCAATCTCACCAGATGCAACTAATTCATTTACGGCATCATTGAATTCACTTTCAATATCCCAATATGCTTCTGCACGTTCGATATCCTTCTTGCGTTTACGAACAGCAGTACCTTGTTGATAAACAAGCCAAACGTGTTCTTCACAATAACTACGACCTTCAACTGTTGGCTTGCAACAGGCCGAGGCCATTTTAGTACTATTGCCAAGCCAAGTGCATTGGGTAATTTCAGTATCATTCATTTTCGGTATCATCTTTCTTTAAAATTTTATTAAGTTCATCGATAGAATGAACATTGCCTGCACCCACGGAATCCATAAAGTCTTTAAGACTTATCAATTTATCACGTGACATACTGAGCATATTGTTAGTACCACGCATTTCGCCTTCCACACCTGAAATGTATTCAAATACTAACAGTAGTACAAATACTGCCCACCAGCGAGTATCGTCCCAATGCAAATCTAAGGTAGTCAATATCCAAAAGATAGTGGAAAGTACCACCAGTCTTTGCATTGTTCGACCAGTTAGTAAGTCCCACATATTAGCCTCGTTTCATACAAGTTGTACGGGCCATTGCCTGCCAATTGCTGGGAAAGCTCTTACGCAAATCTGCCAACTTAAGAACCATACGCAAACTAAGTTCACGCAATTTAGTTTGGTTAGTTACAATGAAATCAACCAGTTCATCACGCACAATGTCGATGTTATCAAAATCATATTTTTCCAACATACCATCGGAGATAATTTGTTTGATACGCAGGATCTTTTCACGGGTAGTATCCATCTGCAAATCAATGTAGTGGCAACGTGACTCAAGTGCGTCCAAGTGGTCACGTAGTTTCTTGGAGCGAACGTGTTCAAACTTAATGTTGGTAATGAAAATTGCCGCACCTTTAAACTCAAAGCGATCTGGAATACCTTCGCTACGCAAAATACGGCTGTCAGTATTCCAACTAATAAAGCGACGTGAACTAGAGTCCAATGCACCTTTCAAAATATTCAAACTAAGGTCTTCTTGCAAAATGCTGTCACAGTCATCAAACACGACCACGTTACCGTGTGCGCTGAATTCGTACAGTTTAGCATACAGACCAATTGCACTCATTGCACCTTTAACAACTTCGTACTTGGGTTTCTTTTCAGCCAACTTATTAAACAAGTCTGCTTTTTCCAGCACAGTTTCAACACCAAACGACTTACCAACGCCTGGAGGGCCACTAACAATCATAGCACGAACATTGCCTTCTTTCACGGCACGTGTCATACTGTCCAAGATCTCAAACCGTTCACGCAGACGATCCATAATTTGTTCATCTGTTTCCTGTGCAACTTCTGCTTCACGAGCTTTGATAGCTTCTGTATCAAACTCGAGAATGTTAGAAACTGCTGACGGTTTAGTGTTTGCTTTTGCCATTTAAAAACTCCTAAGTTGTTTAGTATGTGTGTATTATAACAAGAAATAAAACTGTTGTCAACGGTTGACCTTATAATTTCCGCTCAAAAGAATCATTGAAATATCCGCTTCATTCTTGAGGTTGATCCAATATGGTCGTACAGTTTCACCACGTGGTGGAGATCCAAAATTTGAACTCCACTGGCCTCGCTCTCGTTGCCATGAATATTGATGCCCGTAACGTTTTGTTAAAAACTGTTCAATTTCACCAGCACTTTTGCCCCAGGTAGTGAAACGTAAGGCGTGGGTAAAACCACTCTTGTATGCTGTGTATCTGCGATTAAGTTTAACAATTTTCATAAGTGTATTATAACAAAAATTGCCTCTCCAGTCAAGAGATATTTTAATCTACGCTCCGTCTGTTCCGGAGTGTCACCACTAAGAGTTGTACTATTACTTGCCCAAGGATTTACCGCGGTACCTTGCGACTCATACTGAGATTTGTGGGTTGCTCGCTGTTCTATTAAAAAGCATCCATATAGTAGTGATGTTTTTCTTGCACCTTAACCAATGTCAACGCTTCACCATCTTTGTTCATAAAGATGAATGTACCTTTTTGTGGATCAATCTTTTGCAGATCACTGGGCTTGAACTCAGCCTGTTCCCACTCGTAGTAATCATCCTCATCTGGGCTCACTGCTGGAGTGATCACTTTGAAAGTGATATCAACATCGGCCTGTAGTGGATTGCCTTTCCATTGTTTGTTATCAATGTTGTCGTTCTCTACCAGCACACCTTTGACAGTCAGCGAAACATCGTACTTGTTACCACTGTCAAACTCTGGCTTGACGTTAAGCATACGCAGGGCCGCTTCTGGAGGCTCATTGTAGCGATTCATTTCTTCAACCAAGGCCTTCAACATATCAAAGTTGAATTGACTGAACAGACTTGTGATAGAACAGATGCGCTGAATGTGGCTCTTGTCATTCAAGTTATCTTCGCAGTATTCAATGATAAAGTCCTGTGTCAGACCTTTGTAGTCCAACATATAGAAGATGCGACCTGGACGATTACGCATATGGCTATCAACACGCCATTTGTCGTTACAGGTAATAACAAACAATTTCTTGCTGGGGAATACGCCATCCAGCAGGGTCAGCATTGCTTCTTGATCATTGGTGTCATAGACTTTTTCAAACTCATCAAACAATACCATACAAGGTTGTTCGATGTTTTGAATAAGTTGATTGAACTTGTCACCAGTCCAAGGCTGATTGATAACAATGGTTGGAATACCTTGTGTAGCAGTTTGAATACTCAATGCCTTGGCCAGTAGGCTCTTACCAGAACCTTTCTCGCCAGTAAGCATCACGCCAGTACTTGCACTACGGCTCATAAAAGTATTGATGATGCGGTCACAGTTACTATTCAAGTCGCCGTAACGCTTGCCTTTGATTTCAAAAGAATCAATAGTTTCAAGGAACAAATTTCCCTGCATATCTGCTTTGATGGTATAGTTACCAGCAGGTAGTTGATCATGAAGATCCAACGCTTCTTTCGAAGATACTCGGAATGTATTACCGCTTTTTAGAAAATATGGCATCTGTGACTTTCTATGTGTGTTGTTGATATATAAAATTATACGTTAAAAACAAGGGACTGTCTAGTCCCTTGTATAGTTTACTTCATACTATTTGCTCGAACTTCGTCAAAGGTAATTTCTTTGATCAGTCGACCATCACGGTAAACTTCTCCCAATGCTTCAGTCCATACAGTGCCCCGATCTGTCCAACCTTTTGGTTGTTCAACACTGGTTTGGAATTCACCACCGCTGGTCCACAAAGTTACACGACCTTTCTTGGACGCTTTGACCTTGTCAGTAACGGGGTCTTTGAACACATCAACCCATTCACCTTTAATCAGTGCCGCGCTACATTTCATCGCAAACTTTTGTGTATCACGATCCAATTGCTGTAGCAATGCACCACCCATACCAAAAGCAATGTTGTCTGCACTCCAGCCACCAAAGTCAACAATCTTTGTAAGAATACTGCGAATGCTCAACTGGTTGATACCGTCACCCCAAAGTACACGAACATTGTTCAGTACTTTGTAGCCTTTGGCGTTTGTGGTATATCCAAATGTTTCGCCTAGGATTTGAAACATCTTTGGCAGTACTTCAACAGGATCGCCACTGTCAGGACGAATAACGACAGTAGCACCGCTGTCAATTACCTGTTGTTTCAACTCAGTGCCCCACAAGCGGCAGGCTTGGTAAATGTCGTAACTGTCCGACACCACTGCCAACAATGCACCAGGCTTGCCAAATTGTTGAACCATATTGCTATAGGCTTTTACTTCGTCTGGACGACCCCAACTTGTGACAGTGCTGTGCTCTGCGGCAGGGATACTAAATCCAGCGATTTCAGCGCCGTAATACTCACGAGCATACAAAATGCCAGTGATAGTATCAGTGCCCATGAAGTTGACAAGGTGGGCGGCTCCGCCGATGCCAGCGGATTCCATGCTGCTAACGCCACGAGCACCAAAATCATGGAGCTTAAAACTAATAGATGTAGGATCACCAGATTTCTCCAAATAGTCTGTAATAATGTTTTTGATGTACTTACTTTGCGTTGACACAGTAGTACCGTACCAAATAGCACGAAGCAAAGCAGTTTCCAACCAAGTAGTCAACCAGAAACATTTAGGATCGGTGTTTTCAATTGTCGCAAGTACGTTTGAGACTGGAACAACAGTGCCTTCGGGTACCGCTCTGATAACAACTGGCAAATATCCGTTGTGAGCGGTAAGAATGTACTCCCATCCTTCCCTGTTAAAGGGCTCGCCGTGAGCGGTGAGGATTTCGTCAGCGATGTCGATGTCAGCCTGGGTAATTGGGCTGAGTAGGTATTCCTTGATAAAAGCCTGTAGTCCGAAGAATACAGTTCTATCATAACGGCCGCCTCGTGACTCAATGTACGAATATACATTGGTGGTTCCTAGTGGGTATTGTTTGAACATTGACACTTTATAACTGTCTGTGTTCAGGATAAGATTTTTAGATAATTTCATTTTAAAGTTCCTTTAAAGTTAAAAGCATTCGCGTCTATCGCTTATGCACCTACAAAATGCTGTAGGATTTCGTAATGGTCTTCAAAGCATTGATCCGACCGGACCTCTGCAATAGGCACCCATCTAGCCTTTTCTGCATCATCACTACCTTTGACTTTTGGAAGTTCGCCATCAGGTAGAACAATGTGGAAAGCGTGTGTAATTATACGACCTCGTGGACTACGGTCAATTGCATCAAATACTCTGCTACGAACAATACTACCTTTAAGTACTGG